GATAAAGCGAACGCTTCCTCCTTGTTTAGCAGACAAAGAAAAAGGTGCTAAAAAATCTGTCGGTTTTGCTAAAAACTTTGTTCCAGAGGTAACAGACCCTGTAACGTTCTTTCTAAAAAGATCTAACTGAACAGTTTTTAAAATTCTTTCTTCTGCGGATTTAATAAAAGTATCCAGTAAACTAACAAAAGTTGTTTCTGTGTTTTCAGTATAATCTTGAATAGCTTGTTTAAGGGTATCTTTTGTAAAACTCATGGTGTATTCGCTTGGCCTCCCAATCCACTGTGAATGGTGCAATAATAGTATAGGGTTGGCGCAGAAGATGCTACAACAATCTGGGTATAAGCACCGGCGTTGCCCGGTGTGCCATTGGTCGTTACACCAGTAGTGTATTCCGAACCTCCTCCATGTGTTCCGTCGGAGGTGGTGCTAAATCGGATCGGGTGACCACTATTACTGCTATCACTCTGGTCAAAACGATACGTGCTACCCTCATATAAATTGAGAGTAGGTGTTTCAGAACCATCTAAAAAGAATTTATCCCCATATCCAGAGTTTTGAACGGTTACAGTCAAAACCTCAAAAGCATCTAAACTAAGATCCTGTCCGGTTAAAGTAAACGTACCCGCGCCTAAAGGAAGTACGGTAACTGATGAAGTTATAGTCACATCTTGTCCTGTCAAAGTAAAATTACCTACGTCTGCACTTAGAGTGATGTTTGGCGTTGGAGTAACACTAAATGTAACTGTGCCCACCGAACAAACAGGAGCTAATAAATTTGCCGGAGATAAACCACTTATATCTGCAAAACCGACAGGAGAAAAACCGTGTTGAATCGCTCTTTCTTGGGTGAGATTTGGTTCGGGTCTTGCGTCTTTTAAGGCTTGTGGATCATCAACTTTTTTAAAAGGTCCTAGTTGGGGATGTTTTTGTTCATATTCATCCGGACCCACCAAAAGTCCGTTCCACTCTCGCTTCATGTCTTTATACAAATATCTTTGACCACTCCGATCAGAAATAGCGTAAGCATTTTTTCCTGAAGCAAACCTAGCCATCAGCCCACCCTGTAATACTCATATTTAGGAACAACATTAAAACTTGCACGGTCTCTGTCTTCAGTCATAGCTCTTTCAAACTCTTCTTCGTAAACGCTTTTTAAAAGTTGAGTTCTATTTGGGGCGCGTTTCAAAGAAACGTAATAAGCAAGACCGGCTGCTAAACATGGGTAAAAACGAAAAGGAACATCTAAAGACCCGTCCTGCATAACCGCATCATCCATTCTAGTCAGAGCATTATAATAAACCTCATCCGTACTGTTTTCTGGAACAGGCCAAAGTTTTAAAACAGGCGCGATTTGTCGATCAAGAAAGAACTGATTGGGGCGAGACTGTTGGGTTTTTTCAGGAATATTTAAATATTCGTCCCTACTAAGTCTATCTAAAGAAAAGTCTGTTCCATCTCTTCTAACCACAACAGACAAAATATCTATGGTGTCCGGAGCAATAGCATAATTTCCAGTGCCCTGAGTAAGAGAAAGAGTGCGTTCCTTTATCGTCCACTGATTCAAACCTCTGTTTGCCCACTCTGCCAACATAAGGTTTAAAGATCTTTTAGCTGTTGTTAAATCATATCCAGTGCGAACCTCAAGGCCACAACGTTCAAAAGCCTCTTCAATGTAATCTGCAACATTCAATGAAAATTGAGAAAAGCTTGATCCACCGACAGTTTCTACAGGACCACCCATGCCAGAGTGGTTTACACAATAGTAAAAAAGATCTGGAGCATTTTCTGCAACAACTATTTCAACGTAAGCATTAGCAGAACCTGCCGTACCACTTGTGGTCACACCAGTAGAGTAGGTAGATCCAGAATTATGTGTCCCATCTCGTGTTTCAGAAAACAAAAGAGCATGACCTGAGACAGAAGAGTCAGAAACGTCAAAACGATAAACAGAACCTTCTGTCAAAGCCAAAGGCATCTGACGAATGTTGTTTATGTAGTATTTGTTTCCATCACCAGTAGATTTAACTGTGACAGAAAATTCTGTATAATTTGGCATGTTTTACTTCTTCTTCTTTTTAACCATTCCGCCGCCGCGCATCTTCTTAACCATTCCGCCACCGCGCATCTTCTTAACCATGCCACCGCCGCGCATTTTCTTAACCATACCACCTTTTCTCATTTTCTTTCTGGGACGCATCGCCATTTTTCAATCTCCTATATAAGTTTGATCTATGCTCAAATAATTCTTGAGCGTTGTAGTCTTCTTCATAAACTTTATAATAACCTCTTTTTGCAAGTTTGTCTGCGCTTTCTTGCAATTTTGATAATCTTTGAATGAAAATCATTGCATATTCTTTATCTACTATAGGTTCGAATTCTACAGCAACATCAGCAACAAATTCATTACCCTCATCATGTGGATGAAAACCCATTAACCAAACATCTTTATTAATAAACATTCCTTCAGAAATTGCGTTGTTCATTTCGTATAAGTAATCGTGAAAGGCTTCTGGGTTTTTCTTAAAATTCATATCGATAATTATTGTTAAATCAAAATTATCATCGAAAGCACTAACAACCGAATAAAGACACTGAAAGCTATCTTCGTATTTAAAAACGATGGCGACTTTATCGTCCTTCCATGCTTTTTCGGCAAACGGACATGCAGGAAGGCTATTAAAAGACGGGTTATTTGTCTCAAGCACGTTTTTTGACCATTGTAGAATTTCTTTTACAATTTTTTGTTCTAAGGATTGTTCAAGAAATTCAATTTTCATTACGAGCTTACCGATCCAGATGTATATTTTCGCCTATTTGCCAAAACCATTCCACAACCTCTTGCAACTATTTTCCCGTTTTTTGCTTTCGGGGTCGGCCTCTTGGCTTTGGTACTGACGATTTCACCACCTTTGGCTGCGAATTTGACTTCTGCCGCTTTTGTGTTTTTGACGACTTGTTTGCCTCTACTGCCTTCTTTTTTCTTTTTTCGGGCTGTAGCTGCTCTTTCACTTTTGGAGAGTCTATTTGCTTTCGCCCTTGGAAGACACCTGTCAGGATTTTTCTTATCTTTTGAAGTACCGCACTTACCTTTGATTTCACCATCAGCCCCAATCCTTACCCAGTCTTGTTTCAGCCATTCTTTTAATTCGCCCATTATCGACCCTTTCGCTTACCGCCCTTTGACTTTTTTGCATAATTAGGATCTTTACAATACTTCGAAGCCGCTAAATTTGCATATGCAGAAGGGTATGTATCAAAAGTTCTTTTTGCCCAAGCTTTACCTTCTGGACAAATTTTGCTTCCTTTACTTTTCTTTGAAGCTGCACCACCTTTTCTAAAATAAGATAAGCCTCTTGGCGTTTTCATTTTTGAAGTTCCGGGCATTATGTAAACCTTTCTGCTAATTTAATTAACATTTCCACCGTTTCCTCGCTTGCCTTAATCTCGAATTTGGATTTTTGGCGGCTTTTGGGAATTTTTTCATTTGACCGGCAGAACGAGCACAAAAAGACTTTCTTCTTTTCGCATCTTTACTGCCTTTTTTTACTTTTCCGGTAACTGCGGTTTGAAGCTTGGACCCGGGATTTTTTCTTCTGTAGGCTTTTACACCGGCAGCGGTCATTCCCGCCCCCTTTTCAGTGGGACGGAAATTCTTTTTATTACGCTTCGGCATATTATCGCTTTTGCGCTTTTTCTCTTTAGACGACTTTGTTTTTACCTTAGACGCCATAGGTCCACCTTAACTATGGAAAATAGTCAATGCGGTGACGTTAGTAGCCACTGAAATATGTATATCGCTTGTAAACAAAATACCTTCGTCAGGAATGTTCACAGAATGAGTTTCGGATGCAGAAAAATCAATATCCAAAACCGTTGAGCCGCCGTTTCCGTCAGTAAGGGTAAGTCTACCCGCGCCGCCGCCTGTAAGAACCTGTATCTGTCGTAAACGTGCGCGACCTACTGAGGCCGCGCCTGTCCCCGTCAGACGTTTTGCTTTTACGTCTGAATTAGCCATTTAAGCCCCCTTTAGCCGAGGTTGTTGTTTTGAGCGTACAAAATAGTAATTCGAACTTCGCCCGCTGATGTTGCAGCAGAGTTGGTCACGGTCAGACGAATGTCCGCTGTTCCTGTATCTTCCCACG